TGATATGGCTGCTTGACTAGGTCTGATGCCTTATCAAGGTTCTCAAGCAGTGGCGTCTTGATGTAATCAGGTATGTCAGTTGTCTGGGTAGACGTACTGCTACCCGTTTTGCAAAGAAATCCCATATTCTATTTCCACAAGAACTGACTTGTGTCTCCCGTTATGACTGTGGTGCCAAGGTTTGTTCCAAAGCGTTTGTAAAGCCGTGACTTGCGTTCAGTTTCAACTGCGCCAAAATTTGCAAGAAGGAGAGGAATGCCAGCATCCATCGCCATTTTTTTTGCAGCAGAAACCATCTTGAAGATGGCCCTTGTCTTGCGCGCACTAGGCGCGACGTATGTGAATTGGTCGAACAAACCTAAGTCATCCGACCACCAGAAGCTGTCAGGCTTCAAGCCCATGACAGCCACTGGAACACCACCAATCTCAGCAAGAATTATACACCCTTGCTGGCGGCAGTGCCTGATAGTGTTGAGTACTTTTGACTTGTTCAGAGAACCCATGCCTGCTTCTGTGTGCATGTCAGTCAGAAGATTTAATATTGACTCGTCATCACGCTCGGTTGCGTTCTTCAGACTTAACTCGGTCACGATACTTCCTTAGTGCGGACATGCGTTTCTGTTCTAAAACTTTTATCCCGCGCTCGTAGTTTCCATTTCCTTCGTCAAGCACTCGCTCGTATGGCTCCACATACTCCTGAGATGAAAGCATGATAGGACCAACTAAATCGTCCTTAGGCCCACCCGGCCCTCTCACTTCACCTTGCGGATGTCTAGGCAACCCATCCTTTGCCTTTATTATTCCGGGCATTTCTGTAAAGAAATTATACTCACCTGAACCATCCTGTCCGTAGGTGGAGAGGTTAGGCATCGGCTCTGTGTTTCGCACAAAGCTGCTGCCAATTGTCGGCTCGGTAGTCTCTTCTTCTATTTTTTCGCAGGACTCTGTCTCTTCATTGTACTTGAAACCCTCAGGGCAAGGGTCTAGCGGCGTCTTTTCCCTGCTTATCTCATCGTCTTCTTGATAAGTTCCTTTTTGCTTGGCCACAGAAACTGGGTCAAACGGGTTAAACTCACTTTGACCGGTATATGTCTGAAATACGCCAGCCTCATCACCGAATAAACTCGCCGCCAAACCGGCTAGACCAAGTGGGTTGGCGCGGTGTGTATAACCAACAACCTGACCTGTCTTAGGGTTCGTCACAAAGCCAAAAGCACCCTTCTTCGTGTCACCCTGCTTCGCAGCTTCAGATGCCGCGAGTATCTTTTTCGACAGGGCCGTGTTGCGCCCTTTTAGTTCCGTTATCTGGTCCGCTGTCAGGCCAGAGAAGGGACGGGCTGCTCGTAGCGGATTTGACTGGTCCCCCTGATACAGTCGATTGCTGAACTGTTCATTGTTGTCATCATCTAAAAAGTAACGACCAGCCTTGTCTGCCGTTTTTTCGTTCTTTCCACGAACGGGGTTTTCGTATGTGTAAGAGGAGAACGGGTCGTACTCGTCCTCATATTGTATTTGTTCTGGAGAAGGCTTCTCGATTACATCACCAAATGCATCGTAGGTTACACCTCCGCTGGACATTCTCGTTTGTCTCACACACATTACGCTAATAATCCCTTGTTCCTTAACGCCTCTATGACCGTGGCCAGCACGTTGGCGACATCAGCAGTCGACGCTGTACCTGCGTTCAGCGTCTTGTCCTGCGTGAAGTTCGACACGGCAAAGCTGACATCCGGGTCACCCGTGTTTGCCGCCTGATTAATTTTCTCAATCTCGTTCTCAAGTTCGTCAATCAGGACATCACCCCAATATCGAAGGTCTTCGGTTGGCCGGGGAAGCGTAGCCATCAGCGTTCACCATCGGGTTGCATATCAACGCGCGTGTTACCCAGCCGCCAGTTGTCGCCAACCCCGTCGCTTTCAACGCGGATGGCAAGTTGTCTTCCTCGAACGCGCGGATTTATTTTGCTTGTTGACGAGTCAATGTTGAATGGACCCTTCGAAGTAAAGCTACTCAGCGCATCCTTCCTTGATTTAAAGGTGATGTGCGCTGTCCCTGAGACAGTCAGGTCAGGCAGCGCGCGGTCGATAAACATCACCTGTTCGCCGTCGCCAATGTCCATGTCAGCACTTTCAATGTATGCCACCAGCGGCTGGCCGTCTGCGTCTGTCCCGATTTCGTGCGAGTACAAGTAGTTGTCAGCCCCGGCACCGATGTTATTTGCGAAGGTCGATGCGTCGGACCAAGCCGTCCTGTCCATCGTTCCGACATCCCATATGTTCTCGCGATAATTATACTTACAATAGCGATTGTTCTCCTGTGAGCCTGACGATGGATAAAACCAGAAGACCTCCGAGTGTTCCTTGTCGAGGCCAGCCACGACCTTTTCAATCTGAACACTGTTGATGTCTTCAAAGACAAAGTTATTTACAGGCCCAATCAGTGGTCTGACCGAACCGTCAAACGCAAAGAACTGGTTTATGCCCATCCAATAAACAATACCGCCAACTTCTATGGCAGACAGAGGGCCAGACAGTCCGCAACCTGTAGCTAACTCTCTGAATCCAAAGGTGTAGGGCGGGCCTCTGAACGTCATCGAATGAAGGTTTGTGTCAGTCCAGATGAGTATCTGGCCGCGTGTTCGCCTAGCGCCGACGATGCGTGAGCCACCCGTCAATCTCTGAGAACCGGCGGTGTTTGTTGCAGCAGCCGTCCACGTTCCCGTGGTCTCCTGACTGGCGAACTTGATGGTCATCGGGTCATCTGCGCCCAAGGCGACAAGGTGTCTGTCAGGCGTAGACGCAATTACGCCTCGCGTCACGTTTGGTGTCTCGCTGTCGCCGGTCAAGGCGTCGTTGATTAGGAACGCCCTGTTTGCCACCCCGTTTGATGCGTCCCACTGGATGAGTGGCTTGCCGTTTACACTGGCCACCAAATCCTCACCAAATGTGTCAAACGACCACGTCCTAGCGTCAACCTCAATGCCAGCGGCACTGAAAGGCACGTTCCAGCCTTGAGAGTTGTCACGCGCAGTGTTCCACGTTCCAACACCCCAGCCGTAGTCGAAGACAGAGTTTGTCTGTCCGGGGTTCAGGAGATATGTATACGCCACCGTGCCGCCTACGCTTGAGGCGGTTGAGGATGCGTTTTGTGCTGCGGTAAATGTGTATGTGTTTGTGTTTACAACCGTGACGGTAAACTCTGTGTTGGCAGACCAACTTACACCATTGAAGTTAGCCGCCCCTAAGATTATACGATTGCCGTCCAGCATACCATGTGCGCTGTCCGTGACCGTAACGGTTGATGACCCGCTTGTGACGGCAAAAGCGTTTGACAGGTTGCCAGTGTCTTCGGCTGGCGTGACATCATACAGAACGCCGCCCTTATAGATATAAAGGTGCGTGTGTGTCCCAACCGCTAGTAGCGCGTTCTCATTGTTATCTCGCCACTGAATAAGGCCACGACAGCTACCGCCAAACTGCGTCTGGGTTAGCTTCTGCCAGCCCTTCAGCTTTTCTGGCTTACCGTTCCAGAAACGTATCTTGTCAGAATCAACCCAGCGGCCTTCTGAAGAATAACTAGTGTCATCCTTCACAATTCCCGGTGCGAATTTTAACGTGGCTAACGGCATCAGTTTATCGTCGGTCCAGATATACTGAACGTCCCCGTTGATGTTTGTGCCGAAACGGACTGAAGGATACTACTTCTCTGGGAGTTGCCTGTCGTTAGGTTTGTCAAAAATGAGCCATACATGATGTACCGGTCATTGGCTAAATCCATAGTGGTGCTTTTGTTGTTGGATGCGAACCAGTAGTACATGACACCACTGCGAACCTCTCTGCCTACAGCGATGTTTCGCGTGTCACGATTAAAGGCAGTGACGTTGGCTGAGTTTGTGAGGTCACCTGTGTTTGTGTAGTCGTAGTTACCGTCGCTATCCAAAGGGAACATGTTTGTTATGTCCCGACTTCCCGAACCAAGATTGTGATAGTCATTTTCATTATAGGTCCATTGCAAGTCGAAGGTGTTTCCAGAACGAGTTAGCTTTGAGTTGAACCCCCCGCCATAATCGGAGTGATATATGTCTGGCCCAGAAGCGCCGCCAAAGCCGCCGATGTAATTTATCTGCACGGACCCATCACCTTGAAGGGCTGAAACAAAGGCGTCTGCCGAGTTTCGCGTGATGGTCCCGCCACCTGTAACGCTGACGCTAGTGGAGGAGTCATTCTTCAAACAGAAGCCTGTTGTGCTGGTAATAGTCCCGGTAAGTGTTAGCGCCAGACTTCCAGACAACCCGCTGGGAAAGGTTAACGCGGCACCGTTGAACGAGGTGTTAGTAATCGTGGATGAGATGGTTAGCTTTTTAGGGTAGTCAGCAGAGTAATCTGTGCCGAAGTAATCTTGGGCGTTTTTATTCGTGCGGTTAGTTCCCTCTGTGTATTGGAACCCCTTTTCTTGCGAATAAAAATTGCTGAAGGAGATAGCACCACTGGTTGGTACGCTGGCAGAAAGGTTTGTTGACGGGTTGTCGCCAGCATTTGCGCGGACGTTTGCGCCGCCTCTATACATATTACCCATTGAGATGGCACTGCTGCCGCCTTGGTATTCAGCCCTGATGTCCGATAAGCTGATTGCGCCAGATGCTTGTAATGTCATCAGACAGAACCGTAGGCCGTGACGTTGCCTGTGACCGTCAAGTTCCCTGACGAGTCAATTTTCATTTTATTGGTGCCGTTATAGACAAAAACCAAATCCGTTCCGACTTGGTCAACTGTCCAGCCATTTGAGGCAAAGCTGAGACTGCCGACATTTACAACGCTGGTTGACGTTATAGCGTTGTTGCCTGTGTCCAAGGCACCTGAGAGTGTCGTCGCCGCTGCTGACAAGGTTCCGCTAACAGCAGCGTTACTGCTTACGTTAAGAACTCCAGTGATGTTTACACCGCCACTGACAGCCTCACCTTTGGTGACGCCATTGTGTCGGAGCTGGCTAGCTGACCCCTCTGACAAGGCATAGACAGTGTTTGAACCGTCACTGTGTATAATGCCTGATGAGTTGGCGAAGACTGTCGCTGTTGTCGAGTTGTTCCCAACCTGAAAGGTAATGTTCTGGGAGTAGTTGTTGACTACGTTAACGACCTTGGCAACCGAAGAGGG